GCTTTTAACAGGCGAATTGTTCGGTCAATAATTCTCTCTCCCATTATCGGAAGCATTTGCTTGGGGTGTGAACCGTATGTTCCCCCGCACATAATGATGTACTTCATTCCTTATCCTCGCTTTCTGCCTTATAGGGTTCGGGTAAAGGTTGCCATGCTATAAAATCCACAACGCCCCCAAAGGATATCAACTTAACGCTATATGTCGTGGGTTCGTTTGCCCAATGAATCTCCTCATAAGTTACTAATATCTTTTGATATGCTTCGGGCAACCTCTCTGATACGGGTATCCACTCTCCCTTTTCTCTTTTGGGAACGGAGTATGTCGGCAAATCCATAATTGAGTGATAAGCAATGCCATAATAATAATCATCTTCCCGCAATGCACTTTCGCTTAAAGCATTTGTCGCCTCTGATCTCTTTATGTATTCCCCCTCGGGAACGGATAAAGCGGATATAGCCATATCAAGGGCTTCGTTTCTATCCTTTTCCGTATCATTTTTGGGATTTCGATATTTCATACCGTATTTAAGAACAATGATTGCTTCTTCGTTTGTCATTCGTCACTCTCCTCTTCTTCAAACTCACAACCGAGCAGGTTGCAATCAGCCCACGTTTTTCCGTTTTCCTCAACTTCAAGATAATGTTTGCATCGAGGACAATGTTCCTCGTACCATTCATCAGAAAGAGGTTCGGGTGCATCGGGAATATATCCGAAATTGTTCTTTCCTGTTCCGAAGTTTCGCTTTATGACAAAAGTTTCGGTCATTCTTCGCTCCTTTCGGTGAGTGTGATGATCTCCTGCACCTGCTCGAGAGGAATTTCAATCAACACATTCCCTGCCTGCATCGAAAGACTCTTTCCCTTCTTGTCTGCCGTCATTCTGACCGTCACAGGGAGTTTGCGGAATGTTGGAACTCTCCGAGCGTTCCAAATCGCAACCATTCCCTCGACCTGTTTCTCTCTGTAATCTCTCATATGCTTTTTATCCCTTCTATTTTGCCCGAGAAGCCCCGCTTCTTTTTCGGGTGATAATTTCATCGTCCGTTTTGTTTTCAGTTCTTTATGAGCCTTTTTTCGAGGTCAGAGAAGTCGATCTCCGTTCTCATAACTCCCTGTGTAAACTGATTGGGTTTTAAAACGGTCTTTTCTGCCTGCTCCTTCTTCCGTCTGTTCGCCCATTGCTTAATCACAGCATAATGTGAACGGTACTTGTCGCCCTTCGACGCAATGTAGAGTGATAACTCCTCAATCAGCCCGGTGAGACCTTCGTGAGTGATCTTTGAATACTCATCGTCGGTGAGGAAAACATTCGCGCACTCGCCATATGGTCTTTTAATGTCTTTATTGGTTATTGGTAATTGGTTATTGGTTATTGGGGTTTGTTTTGGGTTGTTTTTGGGTTGTTTTTGGGTTGTTTTCGGTTTATCTTCCGTTTGTTTTCTCGCGTTCTGATTGCCTTTCGGCGCACCGCCTTTTGAACCGTTCTCGCGCTGTCTGTCTGACTTTGCGATGTCCCTCTGCAATCTTCCGCAGACAACCTCTGACAATACATCGAGAGCCTCATCATCTGTGAATGAAATAGGTTCTTCTCCGTCATCAACGAGGAACATATTCCGCACCAACTTCCCCAACCTCTCGGGAGAGAGTTTTTTCATTCTCTCCCGGTATTCTTCGTGTAGGATTATGCCGTGTGTCATTCCGTTTTCCTTTCGTATCTTTTGCAGGCGTGAAATGATCTCGGTTTACAAGTACAACCTGCGAGGCACTTGCCGTATGTGTCGAACTCTCCGAAGGGCTTGAAGAACTGACAAGACCCGCATTTGTTCCGCAGGTCTGTCTTCTTCATCGTGTCGCGTCTCTGTTCGTCCTTCGTCTTCTTGACCTTCCACAACTCGTCGTGCCTGCAAGCGTATGCAATCGCGTCGGCTTTCGACATCGGTGTCATATCTTTCAAAGGCACTTCACAGGTGAGCATCATATCTCACCGCCAAATCTGCTCTCGTTGAGAACGAAGCCTCTCGGCACAGGATACGCGTCGTACCAATGAGTCACATTGCCGAATGTCTCATTTCCTTCTCCGTGCCACCAACCGTCCGAGCCATACTGTGCCATTAAGATGAGACCGTCTGTCGTAAAGACCATACAGAGATCAGAAAATTTGTCATACACTAAAGGCTTCTCAACCTTTGCATCGTGCAGATGTGCACTGTCTGTCATATTGGTCACTCCTCTCCTGTGCAGGTGATTTCATACTCATCACCTTCATCTAAATACTCATCAACGAGAATGTCTCTCGCGTCTTCTTCTGTGCTTGCGTGAATGGTTACTGTCTTGTGAATGATTGCCTTGAAGATCATATTTCTCTCCTTTCAGATGACTCTGACGTTTTCGTATCCGCTCTCGATGAGAACCTGTGCCGATCTCACCGCCTGCTCTTTCGTTCCGAACGTGAAAAGATAACCGTTGAGCATTCTGTGAGCCTTGATAATTCCGTGAATGCTTCCTGTGATGCGTTTATTCTCTGCGCCGACGTACAATGTCTTGTATTTATTATTCATCTTCAACCTCGCGTATTGTGATTTCTGCTCGTGCCCGCTCTCCATAGAATTTGCGGATTGTTGCCTCGATGATCTGTGAGTCGTCGTCGTATGCGACTTTGTTTAGTGCGTCGCTGATTGCCTTGAAAAGATTGTCGAGGTCTCCTGTGCGTGTTATGGGCTTTATTTCGCCCGCGAGCATCTTCTCCCGTGTCTTCTTGGGCGTACTCTTGGCAATCTCAACGTACACGTTCACGGTCATCTGAACCGCTCCTGTGAGGAAGAAGTCCTCGCCGTCACACGCTTCCCAAAACGACGCCTTAACCTTGTTCTCATAGTCAACCGTTTCCTGCGGTGTGATCGTCTGAACCTTTCCTGTGTACTTGTTCCGAAAGACTCTCGGTCTCTGCTTGGGCTGAACTCTGCCCTCGACGATGAAATAGATTTCCTTCATTTCTTCCTCTCCTCTGCATTCGGTAACGTCCAATGTTTCGGGGCTGACTTCCAAAGCCTGCAATTTGCGCCACCGTTGAATACACAGCCGATGCACTCGATGCTGTTGTGTTTCTCGCAGAATTTTTTGATTGCTTCCGCGTGTTTCAAGGCTATCTTTTCTTTGTCTGTCATTCCTCTCCTCTCGCATATGCGCGGAAGTCTTCCTCGGCTTCCTGCCTTCTGATCTGCTCTTTCTTTACCGGGAGAAGTTCGGGAAACTGTGCCTGCAACCTGCGTCTAATTCTTGAGATTGAGTCATAGTTCGGATATTCCGAAGCACTCAAGAAATAGCGGTCTATCGAGATGCCTGTGTTGAAGCCTTCCTCGTGAAGTACCCAATAATAGAGGAGTTTGTCATCTGATCTTGTGGCAACCTTGTCCTTGAGGATTGCGTGAACGACGTTCTCGTATTTGCTTATTCTTGACATATCTGTCTCCTTTCTCACAGGAAGGGCAACTCTTCAACCAAGCCCTCGGGAACATCGAGGAAGTCATTCTTCGAGGTCTCCTGCGTGTTCTGCTTGGCGTCAAGGAACTCAAACTCGTCAACATAGAGAACAACGTCTCTGACCTTCTGACCTTCCTTGTTGGTGTACTCGTCAATCTGATTGCGTCCTGCAAGAAAAACCTTCGAGCCTTTGTGCGTATAATGCTCGAAAGTCTCCGCACTCTTGCTGAACATCTTGAAGCGGAAGAAATCTGTGATTTTCTCCTCTCCGTCCTTCTTGTATTTCCTGTCGACGGCGATCGTGTTCGAATAGAACGCCGAGCCTGTCGTGCTGAATGAAAGATTTCCGTCTGATGTGAGCCTGCCTATGTATTCGACCTTATTCATTTTTCTGTCTCCTTTTCTGCTGTGTCGTTAATTCTCTTGAGAAGGTCTGCCTTGAGAACGGCGAAAGTCTTATATTCAAGCCCGCCTTTTTCCTTGAGCCAACTCTCGAAAGCCTTCCCGCCTGCTTTCTTGTAAAGTTCGGCGAGTTCTTCCTTCATTCCTGCGAGTTCCTGTGCCTCTGCTTCTTCCTTCGTCTTGTTCTCGACCTTGTTGTCGTCTTCGCAGGCAAGACCGAAGATCATCAACGCTGTGTATCTTCTTGCGTATGTGACCGCTGAACCGTAGAGTTGCGCGTCGTTCATTGTTTTGTTGTCCTTCGCGCCTTCGGGCAACTTCGGAAGGACGACTCTCGCGCCTCTGACCCATTCGGGAGAATTTGCGATCACTTTCATCACCTCGATGTACTCGACAGGTGCGCCGTCAATGATGACAGGCTCTCCGACGTCATTCGTGAGAACCGCAATTCTCATCGGCGGGAGTTCATAGCCTGCGAGAACAATGTCTGCGAGTGAGGTGTATTTGTATTTGTAACCGTCTGATTTATTGCCGAGAATTTTCGGCTTTTCTTTTTCTGACATTGATGTCTCCTTTCATCTTGAGAAGTAATGATTTCCGTATTGAAAAAGAGGCTCTTTTCCTGCGCGATACCCGCCCTTGTTGAAGTACAACGCGCCCTGCGAAAAATCTGCTCCGTCGAGGACATATGCGAGGGCTTCGTGACATTCGTCCGATACATTCGGAGTCATTCCTGCGGTGTAGAATTGACCCTCTGCAAAAATGACCTCTTTGACGGTGTCGCCGTACCCGGGAGCGTGTACTCGGTTTAAAACGACATTCATCACGAGAACCATTCCTCGAACTCCTTCGCCTTTTGCTTCTGCGTATGCGATCTGTTCAAGCAGGTCACATTCTTCGAAGGTCAAGTTCGGATAGTAGACCTCGGGGGCAACAGGTACATAGATGTACTCAACCTCGGTGATCACTTCGGGTTCTTTTTCGATGTAGACATATTCAGTTTTTATGATTGGTTCTGACGCGACCTGCGTCTGTGTGTGCGCCGTGTATGTGGCGTGATAGATGACACCGAATGCGATGCCGATGAATAGGGTGAAGATGATCTTGAGGTTTTGTGTCATTTACTCCTCTCTTTCAAGAAATTGGTGAATTGTTCCTGTTCGACTCTGCGTAGTTTTCCGATTTTGATGACCTCACCGCCTGCTTCTTCGTATGCCTTCAAGAGATTGAACGCCGTCGTTCTTCCTACGCGATACAATTCGCAGATGTCGGCGGGTGATAAGAACCTACACATTATTGTCTGCCGTTACATCGTCGGCAAAAAAAATTGATTTGAAGTCATTGTCGGTCACATCGGGAAAGAGGTCTCTGAACTTCTTCATCTCGATCGCTGTGAACGGGTACACGTTGCCGAGTTTATTCTGCAAACTCTGCGGAGACATTCCCATTGAGCAGGCGACCTCGTAGACCTTCGCGTTGTGGCTCTTGATGACTTCGACGAACTTGTCTCTGTCTGTCATTCTGCTTTATTCTCCTTTCAATGTTCTGCGGGTGTAACGTCCCCCGATACATTGCATTGTAATGTCTCACGATACATTTGTCAAATTCTTTTATCAAGATATTTTGACAATGTGTATCTTTTGGCGTTAATATTGAGGTGGAAAGGTAGGTGATAAATATGACGGAAAGCGAGAAAAAACAATATCTTCTCGACTTCGGGCGACGTGTCCGATATTATCGCGAGAAGTTAGGATTGTCACAGCGTGAACTCGGTCGTCGTGCAGGATATGTCGACGGCACTAATCCCGCAACGTCAATCTCACAGATCGAGAACGGTCAAAGAGACATCTCGCAGACCAAAGTCGCAGAGATTGCGAAGGCTCTCGAAGTCGAACCGTATGATCTGATCGTTTCACCGCAGGTGAGCAGGCTCTTGAAGTATGCAGAACTCATACAGAAAGGAGACGGCGATGTGGATATATAAGGATATGGTGCAGGAGCGCGTCAGAATGCCCGAGACGGGGCTGACAAAGATTGTCTCTGTCAAGATTAAGGGAAAGGGATTAAAAGCCGAAAATGAGGCGTTCAAGAGGCTCACAGAAAAGATTGAGAAGATTGCGTTCAAGAGGCTGATGTTCTCCGAGGCAATCACGCTCTACATCACAGACATCTCAAAGAGTCTCAAGCCCTCATCTGTGAGAAAAGCCCGCATCTCCCTGCAATCAATCATTGAAATCACGGGGGACGCATATCTCGACAATATGACGGCAGGCTTCGTGCGGAAGAAGTTCATCGCATCGGGCAGGGAGAACCGCACTTTAAACGGGTTTATGAAGATATTCAAGACATTTTGGCTGTGGTGCTATCGAAATGACCTCGTTCATTCCCGGGAAGTGTTCGACAAACTCACGCCTTTCTCTGATACTCCGAAGAAGGAACGCATTCAAGACAAATTTCTCGAGACGAATGAGATGAACGCTCTCCTTGAGGCGATGCACGAGGAGAGGTGGAAACTCGTCACGAAAGCCCTGCTCCTCTCGGGGCTTCGCGTCGGTGAATTTATCGCACTTGATAAGAACGACGTGCGCGGTGATTATATCCACGTCACGAAGACATACGATGCGAACAACAAGATCATCACATCTGCGAAGACGTTCGACAGCAGGCGCGATGTGTTCATACAGAAGGAACTCCGCGAGGTGCTTGACGAGATCGTGAAGTACACGAAGTGGCAGGCGCAGGTCTGCGGATACGAGACAATCATTTTCTTCCCCGACGTCGACGGCGACCATCTGAAATATTACGCATACAGAAAATATCTTTTCGAGACCTCGCAGAACGCTCTAAAACGGTCAATAAGCCCTCATACGCTCCGTCACAGTCATTGCTCTATGCTCGCACTTGCAGGCGTCCCTCTCGAACAAATTTCGGCACGTCTCGGGCATTCAGACTCACGCATCACAAAGGAGATTTACCTGCACAGAATGCAGGAACTCAAAGACCGGGAAAACGCAAGGCTCGACTCCTTGCATCTGATCGGATAAAAAAAGAGAGGAGTCAATGCTCCTCTCTCCTTCTCCTGTGGTCGACGTGTGGCTCGTCTTTTCTGATGACCCAAACTGTCCCCATTTTCTCGGCGGTCTGAAATGAACCTCTCAAGGCTCTCTGCCTCGCTGTCGCGGGGTCTATGCCGTGCTGTTCAGCCCAATCTTTCAACGTGATGTAGTCTTTCATATCTCCCTCACTTTCTCGCGTCGTAGATGATCTCGATCTCGGGTTCAATCTTTCCTCTCACCTGTCTGATGATCTCTTCCTTCTTGCCGTATGCCTTGCAATGCTCGATGTATTTTCTCGCGGTCTCGGGAAGCAATGACTTTGATCGGGTGAGTATCTTCGAAGTGTGCTTTCCGTCCTTCGTGTAGATGATGTCGAACATTGTCAAAGTATAGAGTGTGTATTCTCTGATGTATTTTATCATATTTCACTCCTTCCGTGTAGTGTTATCCTTCAAAGGTTTGTTCGATGCCGTCCCATTCGACCTTATGGAAGAGTCTGACATCGTCGCCGTCTTCTTCATTCTGTTGATACAGTTCAATCATTGTTTTGTTTTTCGTGAGTCTCATATTGTCGAATTTGCGCTTTGCCGAGAACTCATTATCTGACGCATAGATGCTTGTGCTTTCGTCTTCGTGTTTTCTCTTGTTGTATTCTGTGACAATGATGTAATACATCATATCCTGCTCCTTTCCTGTCAGATGCTCTCGATGATTTCCTTGCGCTCTCTGCATTTGCGTTCAATCACACAATGACTTGAGCAGATCAGATCGTCACATTTTCCCTCGCAGATTTCCTTTTCCTCGTCTGTGCGATAGTCGCACTCATCAATGAAACTGTCGAACCAATTCGGGTCAAGGCTTTTGAGGTGCTTGAGTTCTTCCCGGTCTGCCTTCATTGATGCGGTGATGATTGCCTTTCTATATTCTGCGTATGTCATATCCTACTCCTTTCTTTTGGTGGGGAGAGATTTCTCTCTCCCCGGTGCTGTGTTTAGATTGAATGTACGAGTGTTCTGATGTGAAGTCTCTGAATGTTGTAACCGCCTGCGAGGATTGTCTCGACTCTTGCCTTGCCTTCCTTGCCCTGCACCATTCCCTCAAGTACGGGGAAATTGTTGCCCATTGTGAGACGAATGCCTTCCCAATTTGTGACCTCTCCTGTGATGTCCTTGACTCTGTTGTAGAGGTCGATGATGAAATGCTCGGCGTCCTTTTCGTTCTGCTTGTGAATTTCCTCTGTTGAGGTGTGCCAAGCGAGTTGATATGCTGAATACTTATACTGTCTGATGAACTCTCTGTATTCCATTTCGTTTGACTTCTTGCGGAAGAACTCTTTCCTCTCGAGATCGAATGCGTCCCACCTCTCAACGAGTGTGTTCTTCAAGGTTCTGAACTCCTCGGGCATTGTCTTCGTGAGGAGTGCTTCCTTCTCGATCTCGCCTGCGAGTTGCTTCTCGTACTTCTCGACGGTCTTGCGGATTTCGGGGATTTCCTTCTCGAGTCTTGCGATGTCTTCCTTGAGGTACTTGATGTCGAAGTTGAGGCTTCTGATTTCGTACTCGTCGGAAGCCTTCGCGAGTGATGCGGTCTTCTTCTCGATGAGTGCCTGCTTCTTGGTGATTGTTCCCTGCTTCTTGGTGATCTTCTCGTTTGCCTTGTTGAGTCTTTCGGTGATCTGTGCCTGTGTCATAGTGGTGAACTCCTTTCGTGAGTGAGGTTTGTTGTGTTTCTGATATACATATTACTACGCCCGCGTAGTGAAGTCAATCCCCCAAATGAAATTTTTTTAAAAAAATTTTGAGGAGAGTTTTCGCTCTCCTCAAACCCGCCTCAGTTCTGTGTTTCAATCCTTTGTATAATATCCGTATAGGCTCTTGTACCCACTATCCCAAGTGTCGTAATAGATGCCGTCTACGACCGCGACCTCGTGATTTGCAACATTGAGGATATACGTCCCGGTCGGGTGACTCATCGCGAATGACTTGACCGTCGGTCTCTTCGTTCCCTTCTTGTTCGATATGCCTGTATAGGTGAACCCGATCTGTTTGAGTATCTCCCTTTCGATGTCGCAGGGAAGGTTGAAGATGTTCGAGCATTGATACTCACGGCAGAACGGTATCATCAAATCGAAAGCCTCGAGCCACGAGCAATTGAGGGCTTTCGTCAATGCTCTGATCGTACAATCTCCGTATTTATCCTTGAGGTCTTTTGCGTTAGGCTGATAATACTTGAAATTTTTCATATTTTGCTCCTTTCATACTCCCTCGAGAATTGCGATCATACGTCCTGCGATGCGGTGTACTGAATACCATTCGTTTGAGGTCTCCTCAATGATGTCACCTTTCTCGTCGCACTTGAACCAACACTTCGTGCCGTCTGACATTTCGCCTGCGATGATAAAGAGAAACCTGCCGACAATCTGCTTCGTGTCACAATCGTACTCGTATGCTCTCCGGGGTCTGTAAAAATCTGATCTCATATCCTTTTCCCTTCCTGCGGGGGAACGTCCCCCGCGCCGTGTGTTGTTATCAGATGAGGTTGATGACTTCGATTGTCTTGTAGTCTTTTCTGCCGTAGATTTCGATGCTCTTCGGATAATAGCAGGTGAACTTCTCATTCTCGTGTGAGACGTAGGTTGCTGTCTCTCCGTACTTCCTGCCGATGTACTCCTCAACGAGTTTGTAAAGTTTTCCCCATTCGATGTAGGGAGTTGCGACCGTACATTCTGCCTCGATGATCTTTGCGCTCTGCTTCATCTCCTTGATGATGCTCTTGAGAGGCTTGAGTGCGAAACGCTTCTTGCTGATTGTCTTGACGAACTCTTCCTTCGTGAGTGCTGTTGCCATATACATAGGCTCGATGATCTTGTTGTAGTCCTCGGTGCTGACTTCGTATCCTGCGAGTGCTTCAAATTCCTGTTTCATCATAGTGGTGATCTCCTTTCGGGTGTGTGTGGTTGATTGACTTGAGTACATATTACTACGCCCGCGTAGTGTTGTCAACAAAAATTTTTTCTAACGCAATACATCGCTCGAGTTTTTGCTCAAGCGATGCCTTCAACGTCAGTATTTATGCGGTTTTTAAGTGAGACACGAGAACTCTGTCTGAAATTCATTCGAGTCCGTAACCGTTCATAAAAGGCATATTTTCGGCATTCTTTTCTCCGACCTGCTTCTGATCTGCGCATCTCCTGCTCGACTTTTTGCTCAACTAAAAAAAGCCCCTCACGGTATGGAAACCGCGAGGAGCAATGCGAGGATAAAATATATCGAAAGGCGATCAGATCGCCGAACGACCTTCTCTCTTTCCAAAGTGGCAATAATGCCAATAATAGAGCGGATTGTAGTCTGCGTAGGCTTTCTCGAGGTCTGCGTATCTGTCCCGGTAAACGACAGGATTGAACTCTGCGGAAGCCTGCCTCATTTCCCACATTCCGTACGTCGTGAAATGTTGCCACAGGAGCGCGTAATCGTGTCCGAATGCCTGCTCAAGATCAGCGTATTTCGAGACATAATACTCGGGATTGAATACGGGAGAGAAGTCTTCGCCCATATACACGAAAATGTCCTGTGACCCGCCCGAGTAGTCCTTTCGAGATTTATTGACGTCTACGCGCCCATTTACGCCCGCAACAGCCCCGTTTGACGAGTATTGCCATATCGCCCAATCGGTGACATATTGAGGCTGTGAGCCGTATCTCGCGACCCATTTGTCGTATGCTCCAAGCCTTGACAGGTCGAGTCTGTTCTCAAAGCCCGAGATGTCCGATGCATAGATGCCTGTCTTGTAGCCTGCACTCTTGATTGTCTCGCAAAATGCAATGCAGGCGTCGGTGTTTCCCTGCTTTGTTGCAGGAGTCGGAAGTTCGAGGTCAATGAACACGGGAAAATCGAACGACAAGCCCGATATTATCTGCAAGCAATACAAAGCATCAGCACGACCCGCATCTGCGCTTGTAAAGCCCTTCCCGCCCATAAAATAACCACCGACTTTGACGCCGTTCGCCTTGGCATTGGTGAAATTGTATCTGAAAGTGCGGTCTTCAAATCTGCCACATTCTGACCCGCCGATTTTGAGGATTGCAAACGCCTGCGATTTGGCGACCGTTCCCCATAAGATGTTTGGCTGATAGATTGATACGTCTATTCCGTTTAGTTCCATTGTCAACCCTTTCTGATCTGCTCAAGATATGCGAAGAAAAGCGCACCAAATGCCGAGCATACGCAAAGAACCGATGCGAAGATGATGAAAGTGTTCTCAACCATTGTCATTTTTCCTCTTGTACTGAACCGATGAAATGCCGAGAAGCGCGCCGAGAAAGGCATCAATGCAGGTGATTGTGCCGACGATCTCCTGTGCATAAGGAAGTCCCCAAATGCTCGCGAGTCCGAAATACAAAGCCCCAATAGCAGGCAGAACGATCTGCGCGATATATTTCAAAATGTCATAAACTCTATTACTCATATCAATTTCCCTCTCTTTCTGCTTTTCTTTCAAGATCATCAATACGATGATTTGCGACTTTAATTTTTTCTTCCTGCAATTCCGCAGACTTTTCGAGATTGAATGTCCTCTCAATCAGATTGTTGTATTTTTTCATCTGCTCCTCGAGGCGTTCGATGCGATAACCTGTGAGTTTGTTCGAGGTTAGTATTCCCCCGATTGTTCCTGCGAAAGTTCCGAACAACGAGATCAATGCAATCCATATGTTCTCGCTCATCTCATTCTGTTCTCCTTTTGTCTGCTGTTTATCATATTTTTGTATATCTTATGGTGAACCATACTTTTGTTACGGTGTTGCCCGTGAAATTCTCGACGTATAACTTGCCCGCCGACTCAATGCCGACGTCTAAAGTCTGCCCGCCGTAACTTGAGTATAACGTCGTAAATCCCGATAATTTAAAGCAGATATGCTCAAGGAAATATACGCCGATATTTGCAGGCGAATATGAATTATCAACAGTAACCCACGCACCGTCTGCGATATTTCCCGTATATACGAAACTCCTTTCGTATAGAGTCTCGCCGAGCCACGTTCCGACGACCTGCTCCGATGTTGAGTATGTATGACCACCGCCACCGCCACCGCTCGGAGCGTAAACGTCCGTTGTGACGCCGTTAATTTCAATTTGTGCGATCTGCGTCCCGCTCGCTTGTAATTGAGTCCAAGACACCGAGTCGCCACCGCCCGGGGGATTAGAGTTTACCCACTCGGAATTGTTGCCGTCATAGGTCAAAACCTGTCCGTCTGTGGGTGTCGTTAGATTGACGTCAGAGAGTCCTGCAAGAGACGAAGAACCACCGCCACCGCCGAGATTTGCGTCGATGATGTCAAGGTTGTCGTTGTAGTCGCCTCGGAAATCTCCGAACGGGTCAGTTGCGTCGGGTTTTATGAGGTTGTAGTTTGTCGTATGTGTCGCCATATTTGCCCTTTAATTCCACGAAGGTCTATTTGACCAACGAGAGTCGAATGCGTTCAAATTTGAGCCTGTTATGCCCCACAGAGACGCCTTCGTTGCATCGTAGGAGAAGTATGTGAGAGGTGTGTCTTCGTCCTGCACTTCGGAATTGACGTATTGTGTTCCTGCATAGTCGTAGTAATAATATGCGGTCTCGTATAAGTTCTTATTGATCTTTGATGAATAGCAGGCTTTAATGTTCCCGCCGAACATATTGCCGACCGTAGTTGTAAACAATCTCCACGACGCAAGGTCGTCAACGGATAAAATCCAAGCATTGCCCGAAAACATTTCATCTGTTCGAGTTGCGTTTGACATATCTTTGTTTGAAAGTGCAGAGATGTCAGAGAGCCAAGTGCAACCTTTGCACATTCGATAAAAGTTCTCACCGCTTGCAAAGTTCCAACTCTCCAAACCGTGCAGGCTTGTGAGTTTGATGTCATACTCAAAAGCACTTGAATAGTCAACAACGTCAGACGTGTCGAGTGCGCTCAAACCGCTCACATCGGTCAAAGAAATGCAACCCGAGAAAGCACCGCTGACCGTGATTAGTTTTGAGACCCAATTTGCAAGCCCTGCAAGGTCAACAAGATGCTCACAGTTTTCACACATCTGCGAGATGTCTTCAAGACTTGGCATCGTCCAAAGCAGGAACGCGTTCAAGTTTGTGATCAATGTACCAATGAAACCGCAGGAAATAGTCTCGACATTGTCTGTGTTCCAATTAGCCAATGCAGATATATCGGAGAGTGATACGCACATATCACAGATATATGACATATCCGTCACGTTCGAGACGTCGATGTTCTCCAATCCGTGCAGGCTTGTGAGGCTCTCCGCGTGTTGCAGGAAAGCGTGTAAATTTGTTAATCTTGGCGTTCTCCAATTTATGAGTGCTTCAAGTGATGCTATGTCTGAATAATAGCCGAAGTGATAGATCACCTCTACGTTTGAAACGTCCCAACCTGCGACAGCAGAAATGTCTGAAAGCGAAGAACAGCCACCGAAAACGCCGTATAACTTTGTGCAATTAGAGACATCAGCAAAAGCGAGTTCGGAGACGTCCGTGAGACTATTCGAAGAAAAGAAACCCGTGAGTTCATCTGCTCCGAGTCCTGTCGCTCTCCAAGGAATTGAGGAAAGTTTCTTGACCGAATTGTTCGATGTCAAAACATAATCTTTGACTTCAACACCGCTCGTTGTGAGTGGTCTGATGAAACCGTACCCGTCAGAATAAACGTCGAGGTTGTTTGTATGCGATGAAACTGAACCGTGATTGACAACCGTGATGATCTGCTTGACGGTCTTGTCGACAACGATTGTCTCCTCGTCGTGAACATATTCCCTGTGATAGTGGCACTCGACCGTCACATCTCCGACCGTGCTGAACGTCGAACCGATTGCAGGTGTAAATGTGCAATGTGCGACGTCGTCCTTGACAGCATCGAGAGGGTCTCCGTTCTCATCGGGTACAAGAAAAAACCATTGACCCGCGTAGTTCTTCGAGTTTTTAGGGACGAACGGGTGAGAGAACACCTGCACGTCACCGTCTCCCGAGTCTGCGAGAGTGTAGTCGTGACCTGCTCCAAATATAACGAATTTAAGATCATTTATGCCGATTGTTGCACTCATATTAAATCGCTCCAAAGTGTAGGCGTGTCTGTCACGGTCATATATACGATTGCGGAATGAGTCCCTTTCCCGGTGACTCTGAAACCGCAGGAAGAAGCCAAAATTCTTTTGCCATACATCGCCTTTTGTTCTGTCCCTTCGAACTCATACGTCGCAGAGTCGTCGACGGTGATCAAAATCTTGACCGTCGCTGTCGCAGAGAGGTCTGCTTCTGCTGTGAACATAAAGCCCATTCGCTGAACGTCAACTGTCTGCGTCCAATCAATCTGCGCGACCTTTGTCTTCGTGTTTCCGACCGTGAGAGCCGATGTGTTCTCGGTATGAAGAAGCCAAAAATTTTTACTTCCGACTTCCTGCCCGTTGTTGTAATCCTTCGAGAGTCCTGCGACCGTTTTCGAGAACCTGTCCTGTGCCGATGTGAGACGAGGATTGTCTCCCGAACAAGAGACCGTCATCGTCCCGCCGATCGTATAGGTGATCTCTGTGATCGCGCCGATGTCATATGCACCTGCTTGATTGTCGACGAATGTGAGAACATCTCCCGGGTCATAATACGGAATGAGAGGCATCTCTGACTCATACGGCACATAATAGACGCCGTTGAATTTGTTGATGATCTCCTGCAATGCGTTCTGTCTGTTGGTGGTATTTGAAAATTGCAGGAAAGGATTGACTCCTATGTCGAGAACAATCCCGCCTGTGTTCGAGTTGCTCACATATTCCTGCACACCGCCGTCTTTGTACGTCGCATAAAGCCCGTCATAGGTCGTTCTAAAATCAGACAGGTTAGACGTCACGCGAAACGATGCAGGCACGGTGTCAGCCGAAATAGAGCCATATACGCCCATATACAGATGACCGTCGCGCCCGATGTATGCGAATGCGCCGAGATATGCCCCGAGATAGCCAAGAACATCACGCCACGTTGAGACGTCAGAGACGACATCAGCGAAGCCTGTGCTTCTGTTTCCGTTCGCAAGTGCGCCAATCTCTGCGGAAGTAGAGCCAAGAGTCACGCCACAGGCGAGACACATCTCCGAGAGCCAAGCATAAGGCGTCTGAATTGAGTTATTGACAGAAGGAGAGAAAGAAACGTCGTCAAATTTGATCATCGCATCAAATGCCGTGATCGTGATCTTGCTCGCGCTTTGATTTGCTTCGGTGATGATGTACTCGCCCATAGGCACGACATCAAGTGCGCCGTCTATCGAGCAGGAAATTGAAATTTCGCAACCGTACAATTCATACCGGGAAACGCTCGGAAGATTGACCTCGAGAGTGAGTTGCGAAGAATAGACCGAACCGATCTCGAGTTTTTCTCCCGAGATTGCTCTCGTAATCTGACCCGAGATGATGTCGTCGTCGTCAAAAGAAATAGGAGTCGGTGTCTGTATGACTCCGCTCCAATGCAGGCGACGAATTTTATCTTTGATTTTTGTCTGAAAGTCTGCGCTTGTGATATACATTGCGACCTCTTAAAACTCAATCAGATCGAAGGAAACATTCCAAAGTCCGACCGTTCCGCTCGTTCTGTCAGAGTCTTTGACAAGATTGTTGATGAAGTTCCTCATTCTCATCGAACGCTCAACATATGCGTCTGTCACAGGGTCATATATCTTGACCGCGAGTGCGCTTGTCGAGTTCGACCAACCTTTGAAAGTGGACAACCAAGACGATGAGACGTCAAAAGACGCCGTCACGGTCAGTTTATCCACTCTCAAAACGTCTATGACGTCTGTCCCTGCTTCGGTCGTGAGTGCATTCTCAACGATCACAGAGTTTTCGCTCCATTCGATAGGGACAGGGATTGGTGTATTATTTATTTTAATTGGAAAATCATTGTAGTTGCTCATTTGCCTCTCCTCAATGACATCATCTGCTGTGCTGTCAGAAGCACCGAGCCAAGATTGTTGTTGTCAATCGAGACATTGATGATCGTGTCGCCACCGTTGCCGAGTGCCTGTGTCATCGCACCTGCAATCATAGTCTCAAGATTGCTCAAAGGAAGCACCGCCTCTGCTCCTGCTTCACCGCCACCAAGAAAGCGACCGTTCTGCATTCCGAAGATTGTCGGAGATGTCAAAATTCCACCGTTCGCATACCAATCGACGTTGAACTTCGGGAGTGTTCCCATTCCGTTTATTCCATAAGGCGGGACACCACCGCTCACGGTAATATGCGGGAGTTTCAAATCAAAGCCCGCCTCGAACATCTCGCCGAGATCGTCCCAAATGCCCTTGATCTTGTCCCATATATCGCCGAAGGTCTCAAAAACTCCGTCTTTCCAATCTTTGAAGGTTTCCTTGACATTGTCCCAAGCATCGACGACGCCTGTCTTCACGTTGTCCCACGCGTCCGATGCGCCCTCTGTGATTGTGTTCCAACCTTCCGAGAGGAGTGCGACATCATCATCAACAGACTCGCCGAGGAACTCTGTAATTTCTCCAAAGCCTGCCTTGACATTTGCGACGTCTTGGTCAACTCCTGCCTTGATGTCTGCGCCCATTGCAGAAAAAGCATCAGCGTAAACGTCAAGGGCTTCCTGTGCGGAGTTGAAGTCAAACATCTCATCAAAGAAGCCACCGTCACCGAACCATTTGAAATTTTTATACCAATCCGCGTCTTCTGACCCGAACCTTTCCAAGATCGGAGCGATGACATAGTTGTCGAGTGCTTTTCCAACAACACCGCCTGCAAGTGCGCCTGCAAGACCGCCTGCAAGTGCAGAACCGATCGACGCGCCTGCTGTTGCTCCTGCTGTCGTTAAAGAGCCACCGCCAAAGATTGACGAGACCTTTGCGCCAAGCCCGAGACCCGAGAGAGTCTTGCCTGCTTTTGCGACCGTGCTGATACCTAAACCAATCCCGGAGATCGCGCGACCTGTTGCAGAAAGTGCAGGAGCGATCAGAGCAATCTTTCCGAGGTTCTTGATGAGTTCCTTCTGCTCTTCGTCGCTTAACGACTCCCAAGACTCCTTGAGGTCGTCTAATATAGGCTTTAAATCGTGTAAAACGTCCACCAAGACGGGCAAAACCTCTTCGCCTATTTCTGCGCCGAGGAGTTTCAACTCGTTCATTGTGGTCGTAAATTCGTCGATAGGGTCAAGAGTTGCTTCGAAGGTCTTCTCGAGATTTCCCGAGAAGTCAGACATATTCGCATTGATGTCTGTGAAGGAAATATTTCCTTCTGCGATCGCGTTGTATAATTGTGCGAATGCCTTCGAACCAAAAATAGCCTCGGTCGCTTCGAGTTTCTCTGCTTCTGATGCAGAAGAACTCATCAACGCTTCCCACTCTGCAATCACCTCGTTTAGAGATGTGCCGTCATCAATAGCCTTTGCCATTGCCTTGCGGAGTGCGGTCACGCCGACCGATGCGTCAACGCCCTGCTGTTGCATCTGACCCATTAGGAGAGACGCCTCTGCGACGTTGTAGCCCATTTCCTTGAATGAGAGGGCGTTGCTTTGCAGGATTGAAGCGAGTTCTGTTGCATTCACTCCTGTCTGCTGTCCGACGGCGTTCAGAGTGTTCAGAACGCTTTCTGTCTGTGACGCATCTATGCCCCACGCGTTCATCATTGCAGATACGGTATCAATCGAACCTGCGACGTCGGTGTTATTCAATTTCGCGAACTTGATGAAATCTGTCGAAAGGTCTTCGAGTTGCTGACCTGTGACACCGAAACGAGTTGTGACTTCTGCAACCGATGCGGAGATCGTGTCGAAGTCAGAAGGCATTGTGACAGCAATCCTCTCGACGATGTCTGTCATCGCTTCAAGTTCATCACCTGTCGCGCCTGTCTTTGCGATAATCGTGTCAAGTGCGCCGTCGACTTCCTGCCAAGCCTTGATTGATGCGCCACCAACAGCGGTAATCCCTGCCGTGATCGGCATCATTGCATCACCAAGCCCCGAAATTTTGTCTCCGACCTGCTGTGTCTTCTGACCGAGTTTATCCATATTGTCAGAGACCTGCGCAAGCATAGCCTCTGATGCGGTCGGCACTTTCTTCAAGGCTTCCTCAAGGTTCTTGAGTTCGTTCTCGGTCTCGATGATTTCTCTCTGCCACGCATCATACTGATCTGCTGTGACAGTTCCATTTTTGAGACCCTTCTCCATTTCATCGGAGACAGACTTGAGTTGAGACAGTTTGTCCTTCGTCTGTCCGATTTCGGTCTGCAAGAGTTTCATCTTCTGACCGAGCAGGGTCACGTTGTGAGGGTCAAGTTTGAGAAGTTTCTCGACGTCCTTGAGTTGCGTCTGCGTTGACTTGATGTCTTTGTTGACGCCTTTGAGAGCCTGTGACAGCCCTTTTGTGTCGCCGTCTATTTCGATTGTAATGCCTTTTATCCTGTCAGCCATTTTGTCACCGTTAGAAATTATCAAAATCGGTCTGTGTGGGCTTCTTGTCCCACTCTGCGTGATCGTTTGCCATTTCTACAAACATATCATTGACGAGACCAATCTCGATCTTGTCAAGATCATCTAATGACAGCCCGACCTGCAAACATCGCAACATAAACAACGCTGTTGTCATTGGTCTGTTTGTCGGGCTTCCGGGTTTTTTGGTTCGACGGTCTGCTCTGTGTTAGCCCGCCAAAGTTCCATAATTTTAGGGAATATGTGATATACAGAAAATGTCTCGAACTGATCAAGCCACTCTGCCATTTTTTCTTCGATGTTCTCGCGTTCGAGTTTGACGCCCTCTGCCTGCATATTGAGGCAATAGGCAATATTTTCGAACGCGTCAAGACAATCGACAGGAATGTCTGCTTCTGCACTTATTCCTGCGATTAATGAGTTGATGTCGACGAACAGATCACGCCCAAAGGCTTGGCGGTACACACGAGGTGTACTCGCCGTCGCCTTGAACTTTAATTCACGCCCGTCTATTAAGATTGTTTTTTCCATTTTTTACCCTCGCATAAAATACAATCAAGCAGAGAAGACGTAGACGTTATTGAACCAACCCGAGTATTCAGAACCGCCCTCGACTTCCTTCGCCTTGACAATTCTCCTGCCGTTCGCATCAATAGGAAGAGGCGAGCAGGTGATGTTCATTGTCTCGGTAACAGGCTCTTTGCTCTCTGTGGTAGTCTGTGAAGACATTGAAGGACGAGAGCAGGTGCAATTGTAGAGAACGTGTCTCGTATTGTTCTTGTCTCCGCTGAACTCGAAAAGAAGAGCGAACTGTGCAGGCTCAACTTCTGCGTCTTCAAAAATTACGCCGTTTGAGTCAGCGACAAAGCCGAAGATGTCGGTGAAGAAGTCCTCGGCGATCTTTGCGACCTCAAGACTTCCGTTATACCCGGTGTCATTGGTCACGTTATAATACTTGGTGTCATCTGCGAAGAAAGTCGTCTCATCTCCACTCGCATCGAGTGAGAGATTGACAGCCCCGGGGATTGCCTTGGGAGTTGCGTATGAATATACGCCACCTGTCACGGTAATCTTGGAGAAGTAGACATTCTTGAGACCGAACTTAACTTTGTTTGTGTCAGCCATTTTTTTGATCTCCTTAACATTCCATAGTGATTGAGTATGTAATGATATACATTTTCTCGTCTGTTGCGTATGACTCGTCCCACGAATAAACACAGCCGAGACCTTTCAAAACGCCTCTGACCAAGTCTTCTGTGGTCGGGTCTTTGACCTTGGTGAACAGAACAATGTTCAAATTCATCGTGTCAAAATAGTTTTCATTGTCAGCACTCAAACCCTGCCCGCCTGTCACAAAGCCTGTGACATAAGGGAACGCGGGAGCGGTGTCATCGGTCGGGAAAACATTATAAGCGTATGTGATTTTCGCGGTATCAAATGCGTCTTTGATCGCTTTCAACTGATTTGTCATAACCTAATCCTTCCGAGTTCGCTTGAAAAAACTTTGACAAATTTTTCTTCTGCGTTCTTTTGTGCAGGTGCGATGTGTGGCTCGGGTGTTGACTTTCCGTATGAGCCGTATTTATTGGCAATGCGATGTGATTTTTCGAGCAAATGCGTCAAGCGGTATTTCTTGGCGTTATAGACGACGAGTTCTGTGCGGTATGACTTGCCTCTCTTGATTGACTTTTCTCCGAACGTCCACGATTTGCGATAGTCTCCCGTGCGTCCGAGGGGTGACGTGTCGTGAAGTTCGTTCTCTGCTTCCTGCCCCGCTTCGTGCGATGCTTTCTGCAAACACTTGTCGACGCCCTTTGCGTAGTCTTCAAGAGTGAGGTCGACCGTTGAAAGAAACTTTTCAACTGAAATCTCTCCGATCTTGCTCATACAAGCCCTGCTTTCATTTCGAGATATAGTTCAATCTGCTCGTCGTCTCTTTCATAGGTGCGGTATATGCCGTATGTTTTGCCTTCAAGAATACACTCCGACTCGCCTGCATAGTCGCCCATAAAAATTGACGCAACATATGCGGGGACGAGACCCTGCCTGCCTGTCTGTGAGTATGAGACCCACTCCGCGCGACTAATTGACGTAATTGTCGCATAGACCGTGTTTGTGGCTGTGGTATAGAGTTTCTGACCCATTGCATCGGTCGTGTATGTCTTTGTGAGCAAGTCAATTGTCGTTGATTTATTCATACTGACTGCACCATTGAAAAATCGGTATAACCCGACGCCGTCGAAAGTTGCGCTTTCTGCTCGTCATACGACTTTTTAAGATATTCCCAATTTGCAGGGTTAGGCGTTCCGAAGTTCATCTTGCAATATGTTTTGATTGCGGTGTTGACGATTACGTCGTTTTCGGGAACGATTACGCCTGCAATGCCGAGGTCTTTCTTTGCCGATGCGATGAGGTCTGTGAGTTCATCGTCATATGCGGTCGTAGTGACTCTTAATGCCATTTTTACATCATTCAGCAATGCCATAAGTTCAGCCTTTCTTCTTGGTTGCCTTCTTGGTTGCGGGCTTCTTCACCGTGTTCGCCTTTTTAGGCACAGCAGGTTCTTCTGCTTTGACCTCTTCGGGTTCTGCGGTTTCGGTCTCCTCTGCAAGTTCGACCAAATCAGAAGCACACTCAACCTCAACGACTTCCCCGACTTTATGCAAGCCGAGGTCGTCGAAATAAGGTCTTTTTACAATCGCTCTCATCAAGCAGAGACAGCGGTCTTGCAAATCTTGACGAATGCAGAGGGAGCGACAACACCAAGAGCAACGTACTCACGTCCGAGAACGCGAACGAGGTCTTTGGTCATATCGGTCTTATCGTCAAACTTGAACTTGATCTGATCACCTGCGGGAAGGTTTGCCTGTGCGCCTACGCGGAAGTCACCGACGATGATGACGGTGTCATAGGTAGAAGCAGAGGAGAAACTCTTGAGATGATTGCTGAATACGACTCTGCAACCCTCGAACGGGTCAGCATCGAAGCCGTTCGCATACTTGACAGCCTTGAATGCTGACCACGTCTGCTTGTTCATAACGAGGGTAACATCGTTTGCATCATCGGAGAGGTTTCCGATTGCCTCTGCAATAGTTCCCATTGCAAGAGATGCGCTCGCGATTGCAGGAACAGCAGGAGCGGTTGAGGTAGAAGTTGCGGGTGATGCGATGATCTTGTCGAGGAGTTCTTCCTTCGCCTTCTTTGCGATACGATAGGTGAGTTCGTCGTAGATGTAACGAAGGAACGCTTCGCCGTCGCCGAGTCCGATGTCAAGAACCTCATCAGAAACGGAAATCCATTTCTTGATTGAAGCAGGAACAAGAGAAACAACGCCGAGAGTGAGGTCTTCCTCGCTGACAGCGTCACCGCCCTCGGTATGAACGACAGCATCGTCTCCGTCAATCTCGAAGCCGATCTTGAGGTTGCCCTTGATGTAGGTCTTGGTCACAAGAGACATAATGTCGTCCTTCTCCCAAGCGGTCTTGACTACGCCGTAGACAAGATCGGGAACAGGCACGTCACCGCTCACGTTCTCGGTGAGAAGCGCACGGCACTCGGTGTCGTCCTCGGTCTGAATGTATCTCGCATATGCGTCAACATATGCCTTGCTGTTTCTGATCTCGATGTTTTCCATTTTCTTGATTTCCTTTCTCTCTTCGATAATGGGTGCGGTCACATCATTAGCGACCTTTTCTGCGAGGGCTTTTCTCTGCTCCTCTGCGGTAATGAGAGCCTTGCGTCTCTCTTCGATTGCGTCGACTTCTGCGGAAAGAGCCTCAATGTTCGCATCTTCTGCGTTCATCTCGGTCTTGATCTCGGAAAGTCTCGCTTCGCATTCCTCTGCGGAAATGCTCTTGATTTCTTCAATAGTCATTTTTCGCTCTCCATTAACTTAATTTTAAGTTCCAAAAGTGCTTTATCTCTTGCGCGCTTCTCATTTGCGAGTCTCTCCGCTCTTTCTGCTTCAATCACTCCGTTGAAGTAGTCGCGAGTTGCGACGCCGAGGCTTGTGGTAGGGTTCGCGGGGAAACTGACAGGCGACACGTCGAACAGTTTGCCGACTTTGAGAATTGTTCTCGTGTGCGAGTCTCTGTCGTATGAGTCCTCACGAACTGTGAAGGCAAAACTCTGTTTCGGATAATTGCCTGCGACAATATCCTCAAAGAGTTCTCTTGCCTTTGCGGTCTTTGACAGGTCAGCCTCATCAAAGAGTCCTCTCTCGTCGACTCCGACCTTGAGAGTTCCTGCTGACGATCTCGCATAAACCGCGCCCTCGTGATCTATACGGAAAACGACGTCTGACATATCTGTCTCATCAAAGGCGTGAGGGTCAATCTGCTCTTTGTACTGAACGCCGTCTTCTTCAAAGAGAACATAAGGCTCGAAGGTTGAAGCATAGCCTCTCACGATATAGGAAGGCTCACCTGCTTCGTTTGCTTCTCTGACCTCAATGTTCAAGGTTCTATATTCTCTGTCATTCTTCATCGCTGTCGTCTCCTATCTGTTCGACTTTTTCCCCGGTGTTAGGGTCATAATATTCACCACGCAGAATGTGACGATCACCGCCCGAAACAGGCGGGAGTTGCCATATTTCACGCACCTCATTGATGCTCAACACACCTCTGTCTGCGAGGTCTCTCGACACAGAGAGTTTGTCTGCGTTGTTCATATACTGAATGCGGTTTGAAGTAAAGAAAATCTCCGCACCGTGTCCGATCTCCGTCTCTGTGAAGAGCATAAAAGTCATCACTTCACTCAACTGAATGGCGAAAGGTTCAATCGCTCCTTCATAGAATGCGAGGAACTCATCGCCGTGAGCCTTGTTCTGAATGATGTTCTCATTCACTCCGAAATAGTCGTATACATTGCGCTCGATGAGTTTCATCTGCTCGGTGTCGACGACGAACTCCTGCGAGGTGATCTGCTTGATCTCCGCGTAGGTGTTCGGGAACAGAAGAAGACCGCCACCGTTTTTGTTTTGGAAATTCTCCGCGTCGAACCTCTGCCTCTCATTGGCGAGGTCTTCGGCTTTCGCGAAGTTGGTCAACTTTGCCATAAACCGATAAGAGTTCGCGTTCTTCGCATATTCCTCGATGCCCTGTCTCTGTATGCTGATGAGTTGCATTGTCTCGTCAAGGCAAGCATTCGAGCCACCGAAGAAAACAGACTTCAACTGAAACCGGGAAAGAATTCCGATGTCGGAGAGTTTCTCTGCTGTCCTCTCGTTATGATCGAGAGTGAAGCGAACCCACAACTCGCCTTTGTCATCTTTTACGAGTTCGTAATGCGTAGCGAACAGAGGATAAACACCTATTGTGTCGCCGTACTTATTCCGAAGAGGAATAATGAACGCGGTATTTGTGACATAGAGAATAGACGCGAAGTTATAGAGGAACTGTGACCAAGTCTGAAAGGAGTTCGGTCTCTTCTTCAATCTCGTCAAGAGTGTCGACTTCGTGCCACCGCCGATTGTGATCGCGAGTTTTGATGCGTGTCTCGCAATAGCGTCAATCGCAGAGCGAACGAACTGACTCTCATATATTTCTCCGCTCCAAGTGCGGAAAACGGGAGTGTAACCGTTGAGAAGTTCGAACGACGACTTTGCGAGTGCTTTCTGCTTCTGCTCTTCGATTTTCTTCGGGAAAAGTAACTCTTTCAGACCCATTTTATTTGTTCTCCAACTGTGACCCGAGTTGTCCCCACCATTTCTGACGGACGCACATCGCATCGAGAAGAGATGCCGTGCCGTCGATGTGACATTTCGAGTCAATTTTTATGATCTTGGCTTTGTTGCTCTCGGTGTCTCTTTTGAGAGCGGTGTCAAGTAGGTGCATCTTTAATATTGCATTTGAGGCGTATCTGATCTTTGTATCTTCGAAGAGTCCCTCTGTTTCCTCTATTACCGGGGAAAGATTGTACCCTTGGAAAACGTCGTCCATTTGGAAACCGTAGGCTTTCATATCCTGCACTAAATACTGTGCTGTGTAGCGGTCATATCCGACCATTAAAGGCAGGATTTCATACTCTTCGACCAAATGCTTGAACCACTCAAAACAATCGTGATAGTCGACGAAATTCTCGCCCGACGGCGTGATAATTCCCTGCTGAATGTATAACTTGTAGGGAACACCGTCACGCGCCTGCGCGTCGTCAATCCTTTCGGAAGGCAACCAAAAATGCTCGAACACATTGACGACTCCGTCTTTTTGTACGCAGATGCAGGCAGACGTGAGGTCTGTCGTTCGTGAAAGGTCAATACCACCTACACAGTACATATGAGCGAAGTCTTTGATGTCAAGGCTTGCCTCGCATTTTTCAACAGCCCGCATTGAGAGCCACGCTTGCGAGGAGTTCTGTCTGATGTTGCAATATTTGGTGAGAAACTCTGCCTTCTTTGAAAGCGAGCCTTCTGCAACAGCAATTTCTTCAAGCAGGTAATCGACCGAGATGCTGACGTTGAGGTTCGGGTTCGACTTCTGCAATTCGTTGATGTCGTTCCACTTCTCTTCGTCGTCGATCATATAAATGAGCGGGAGCAGACGCGACTCCTTCGAGTCTCCGAGAAGCACACGCGTCGCCCTTCTCATCAGTTCATCATAGATGCCCTCGTTCTCATATCCTGCCGTTGATATGCTGAATATGAGAGGCTGTCTTCTTGCGCCGAGTGCTGACTTCAAGACTTCATACTGTTTGAGTCCTGCCTGCCCTTGCCACGATGCAATTTCATCACAGGAGACATATGACGGATTGAGTCCGTCCGATTTCTTCTGCGAGAATGCGAGAGGCTGTGCGGTCGTGTTCGTTGACTCGATGTAGATGTCTGTGCGTCTTCGCTTCGTCATTGCATCAAGGTCGGGTTCTTTCTTGATCATCTGATAAAGTGCGTCATAGCACAGAGACGCCTGTTGAAGTTTGGGCGCAATGAAGTAAAGTCTTGCACCGTATTCACCGTCACAAAACGCCATATAATCGGCGTAGGAAGCATCGATCAAAGTCTTTCCGTTCTTTCTGCTGACGACACAAAGAACCTCGCGGAAGTGTCTCGCACCGTCTTCGTCAACGATGCCGAATATGACCGAAGTCATTGCCTTCTGCCACAGTTCGAGTTTTATGTTCTGCGGAGCAAGTGCGCCTTCGTGATGATGTGCAAATTTCTCGATGAAATTTATTGCCCGGTGTGCCTTCTTCGGGTCATAAAAAAAAGACTTGTTTTCAAGTCCTTTGATGATCATCTCATAGACAAGTTTGACCCACTTCCCGACGGTGATTGTCCCGTCAGAGATTTTTTGATAATAGGTCAATATATAGTTTTCCTTGTCTGCTGTTTTCTTCATTCGTCAAGAAATTCGGACAACTTCGAGATTTTCTCGGGTTCTTCGTCCTTTAATGTCTCCGCAAGTTTTGCGAGTTGCGTGAGTGCCTGCACTTTCACCGCGCTCGAGGTCTTCGGGTCTTTTACGATCTTGTCGAGTTCCTCGAATGCGTAAAATTGCAAATCTTTCTTGACTAACTTCTTTTCATTCTTTGCCATTCTTTTTACCTCTTTCTATTATTCGATAGTTTTGGCTTAAAAGATTTTATTCTGTTTTATTTGACGCAAATCACCGACCAAAAACCGGGGGGCATACCCTGCACCGAGTTTTTGGATAG